TGTTAAGTATAAGGGTAAAGGTTCACCCGAACTTTATAATGAACAACAGATACATGATCACATTAATCAAACAGGAAAGATGCATTTACTGCAACCATTCCTTTATGGATTAAAAGCAGCACAGCACGAAAAGATACACCACAATCATTCCTATCAGGGTGATGTAATGGTTCCAGACGAAACATCAAATCACATGATGGGAAATATTGTTAAATATTCCAAACCAAGATCATCGGTTAGTCATGCAATAGCAGTGCATACTCATATGGATACTACATCTGGAAAGAAAATTGGTTCAAATCCAGATGTATCGTTTTTAGAAACATCTGGAAGTCACTTTCCAAATCTTAGTTTGAATAATCGTAAATTTAAAATAGATCACAAAGAAAGTAAAGAGATAGATCATCACTTATCTCAAGCAAAACAAATACTTTCAGATCCTGTTGTATCCGCAGTTGCAACAGACATTGCACAACACAGAGATCCAACAAACAAACTGGGTCATCGTCACCTTCATTTTGTTAAATTTGCAAATGCAGTTCAACGCGGTACACATTCCCGTAGCGGCGCATCTCTTTCAGAATGGTCAAAAGAAAAAGCAACAAATAGCAAAGGTAAAGAGCAACAACGACTTCAAGCACATGCCGATTATATTCATCGTAATCGACATCACATAGAAAAACTATTACAAGCACACAATCATATTGATCATGCAAGAAGTATGATGGTGGATGTAATTCACCGTGAAGAAAAACTACCAATGAATCCGCATGGTGGACATGTAAACGGTGAAGGATTCGTATCTGAAATGGAAGATGGATCACAAGTTAAACTTGTTCCTTCATCTTTTACTATTCGTAATAATGAAAACAAAGAAAGATTCAAGAAGGGTGCAGCACAATGAAAAACGAAATTAAATACTTAATGGATAAACTTATAGAAAAATTTGGTGGATTGTTTAAAAGAGAAAATCAAAGAACCTATTGGGAAACGCCAAAAGGTAATAAGCACCATGTTAATACTGTTTTTCTAAGAAGAATGGCAGCACAACCCGAACCAGTTGCAAAGGAAACTCCTAATGTTGTTGAACAACCAAAGCAAGAAGAGAATCAAGTAAATGGAAGCAGAGAACCCCAACCAGAATCAAGAAGATCTGAAGAAGTCACAGAGACAATTGAGAAAGTTGAAGAAAAAGGAACTTCTGTCGAAACTCCCAAAAAGAAAAAAAAGAGTCGTAAGAAAGAAACCAAATCTGAAGTGGAAAATGCGCCGCAACAAGGGCAGGAAGATGAAATAAAGGAACAAGAATGAAATCATTTTTTAACCTTACAGAACAACAAGAACAACCAACCAATGAAAAGTCGATAACTTTTGCATTTGGTAGATTTCAACCACCAACTGCTGGTCATGGTGTAGTGTTCGATAAGGTTAAAGAGGTTGCTAAACTAAAAAAATCTGATCATAAAATATTTTTTAGCAGAACAGATCCTTCTGTTTTGGCAAAAAAGACAAAAGATAGTTTTGAAGAAAAAGCAACCAGAGCATTACAGAATCCATTACATCCTGATGATAAGCACAAAATGCTTACCACTCTTTTTCCAGAACATAACTTTGTAAATGATCCAAAGGTTGTTACTGCTCTTGATGTAATGAAACATTTAGGTAATGCTGGTTATCATCACTTAACTTTTGTTGGTGAAAAACCAAGACAAGAAATTGCCACACAAATGAAAAAATACATTGGACACCCAGATTTTCCAAATGTAAAATCGGTTGAGTTCGTGTTATCAGGTGACCGAGATCCCGATGCAGAGGGTGTAGAAGGTATAAGTGGAACCAAAGTTCGTGCAGCAGCAGAAGCAGGCGATCACGATGCTTTTCATTCTATGATGCCTAAGAATACTCACCCAGACACCTCAAAGAAAATAATGCACCAGATTCGCCAAAGTATAAGTCGAACTAAGGTAGCAATAGATCAGTTACGAGGTCAACAAAAACCCAAAAGAAAAAAAGTAAATGAAGAGATCTTTCTGGGTGAACAAGAAGAACTCAGTCTAGAAATTGATTTATTATTAGAAAAAACAAAAGATCCTACCCGCAAGGAAAGAGATCACCGAATGTATGGTTGGGGTAAGTCTAAACCATCACCAAAGCAATTGGCAAATAGAAAGAAAAAAGATAAAAGAACCGTTGCTCGTAGAAAAGCAAACGAATCTGGTAGAACCGAAAAGGGTGACAAGAGTGTAGAACTTGATCATAAAAATGGTAATGCCAATGATAATAGTTCTGATAATCTCCGTGTTGTTTCTAGAAAGTTTAATCGTTCTAGAAATAATAACAAGTGGAGAAAATAATAAATACAGGCAAAGGATTCTACCATGTTATCATTTAATCAATTTATAAACAATATGAATGAAGAGAAGCAATCCTCTTTGTCCGAAGAAAAGAAACCATATAAAGGTTTTAAAAAAGGTAAAAACCACCCAGAAGGTGGTTTAAGTAGGGCAGAAGCAAAGCGTCAAGGCATTCGTGCGGGTGTAGACACAAAGCGCGAAGCAGAGAAAAAAGGTGGATTTGGTAAACTATCCAAGAAAACTCAATCCCGTAGAAAATCATTCTGTGCAAGAATGTGCGGTATGAAGAAAAGTCGAACAAGTGCAAAAACAGCACGCGATCCGAAGAGTAAAATTAATGCAGCACTCCGCGTATGGGGATGCAGATGCTAAGGAAAACTAAAATGAAAAAAAACATCAAAGAAAATTATTCAGCGTATTCAACCGATTCTGAGCAACTTGTAAATGGCTCTTACAACATCAGCAAAGTTGATGATCCTATCGAACTGAAAAGATTGAACAATTATATTGCAAGTATATTTGCTTCAGCAGTTCCTTTCCAAAGCAAAAAAGATACTTTGAATCAACTTCGTCTTAAGTTAAATCTTATTGGGTTTGACATTGATGTTCCAAAATCTTTAAGAGAAAATGGAGAAACTAATTTAACTCTTCCTCTCAAAAGATTTGGTGGAATAATTGGTATTGATGATAAGGCGCAAAAACTAGACAATCCTTATGGACCTGGTGCAAAACTAAACATTCAAATTACAGGATCCGAAGATTTCTTGACTGCAAAGGTTGTTCCTGCACAAACTCCACAAAGTGTTCCAGTACAATCCGAAGCACCAGCTGCTCCATCCGAACCAACACCAGTAAAAGAAAGTTTTTCTATCTCTAATATTTTAAAGTATATTCGTCGTAAATAATAAATGAATTTTAGTGAATTAAATGATGATAACTATGTGCTGTTTGCAATGAAGCATTATGAGAACCCTCAGTGTTCTGGTATTGAAGAGTTTCACGAAGATCTGAATCGAATCAAATACCTTAAGAGATTACTGAGAAAATATAAAACTCATGGTGTTCTACGAGAACAGTTGATATTAAATCATTTAATTATTTTTTACAATGTGTTTGGAATTGAACCAGCATCACGATTACTTTTTAATCGTATTGAACATGATCTTCATTCTTTTTTAAAAACATTTATAATATACTTAAATAACTTACCAGAAAAAATACCAGAAGTTGATTTATTAATGATTCCTGTAGATATCCGAGTTGCAAATAAACTGAGAAAAATATGAAAAAAGAAATCAACGAAGATCTAAGAAGATGGTTTAAAGAAAAATGGGTTGACATCTCTAAAAAAGATGCATCTGGTAAACATCCACCATGTGGTCGTGCTAAGAGTAAGAAAAAAGGATACCCCAAGTGTCGTCCTTCCACCAAAGTCAGTTCTGAAACTCCACAGACATCGGGTGAAATGAGTCCAGAGAAAAAGAAGAAGGCAGTTGCTCAAAAGAGAGCGGCAGAAAAGAAACCCAGAGTTGGTAAAAAACCAAAGATGACATCACATCATAATATTGATGAAGGATTTGGTAAAACATTAATGACTGCTGCGGTTGCTGGTGGGTTGCTTGGGTTTGCAGGCGCACAAGCAAGAAATGCATCTGCTGATGCACCATCCTCCGTTGTACACCAAGTTCAGGTTGCGGGAGTACAACCAAAATCAGAACCAAAGGTACAACAAAAAACAAAAGAAACAAAACCAAAAGTAACATATCACCATGATGACATAAAACAAATGGTTATGCAAGATGAAGGTTTGAGAACCAAACCATATAAAGATACAAAAGGTTTTCTTACTGTTGGTATTGGACACAATCTACAAGCGTCTGGATCAAAAGCAACATTCCGTAAAGCGTTTGGTGATAAAGGAGATGCGCTACACTCACACGCCAGACAAGGTGGTTCCTTGAATAAAGATCAAGTTGAACAACTTTTTCATGCAGATTATGACGAACATTTACAAAGAACCATTAAACTAATTCCCAATCTTCATGAACACCCACCAGAGGTTCAAGCAGCACTGGTAAGCGGAACCTACAGAGGCCACATTGGCGATTCTCCAACTTTCCGTAAACATTTCAATGCGGGTAATTATAAAGCAGCAGCAAAAGAATTCTTAAATAGAGGAGAATATAAGAATCCAGCAAAAAAGAAAGATGGTAGTCTTGTTGCTCCTGGCGTAAAAACTCGTCTGGAAAGAGATCACAAAATCTTTTCCGATTATGCCAACACTAAATAATATTATGGAAAAAATAAATCCATCTCAAGATTTAAGTGACTTAGGAATATCTTTACTCAAAGGAGATATTCTTAAACTGTATTCTTTGATGATATTAACAGGTGTTCCCCCATCCCATGCAAATATATTTTTGTTTAATCTGAAGAATTCAGAACAACGAGCAAATAATATAAAAATTAGAAACGAACTTATTACTTCATTGAAACAAGTTTTTCTTAAAATTGTATCGGATCCCATTTTATATCAAAGAGCAAGAGCATTAGCAAATCGTAATGAGTTTAATGTATTTGAAGACATTCAAAAAGAACTGCAAAAAACACTAGACGAAGCATCTGTATCTGATATACTTAAGAAGTTAACTTCACTAAATAGTGATAAGAACTACAAAAAACAAATTGCAGATCATATAATAAACTTTACAGAAGAACTACAAGGAACAGCAGGAACTCAATTAGGTCAAGTTCAAGGAACAAGTCAAGGAGGAATAGATTCTTATGATCTTCCTCTTGGTTCTAAGAAGAAAAGGAATACAACAATGATTCAAAGACGCGGAAAAATGGTAGGAAATCCACTCTTCACAATGAACAATGAAGGGTATTCATTAGCAATCAATGGTTCTCTTCCAGAGGAAATCAGCACTGCTTTAACAGAAAGTGGTATTGTTGTATTAGAAAACTCTGAAACTGAACAAATGATGTTCTTGGTTCAAGATCGCACAAAGCAAGACGATATGATTGAAGAAGATCTTGATGAAGTAGGCAAAGAAGACGCTGATGTAAACAACGACGACAAGGTTGACTCTTCCGATTCTTATCTCAAGAATCGTCGCAAGAAAATAGCAGCATCTATGAAAAAGAAATCAAAGTGATTCTTTAATCTTAGTAAACAAATACTTACAAATGAAATACGAGTCCGCGACATCAGAAATCGGACTCGTTATTTCTTTTGGTCCATTCCCCATAGGGTAGAACATATCTCGCAGACTAACATTTGTTTCCGCTTCAAAGAAGGAATATACGGAAGTCTTATCTGCATTTCCTTTACCTGTTGCAAACTTCTTAACTTCGGTCGGAGGAACAACAGACACAGGTATACCTTGCTGGAACAGTTTATACTTCAATAAACCCGTGTTCTCTGCAATTTGAAATACACGATTACTTTGTGCAGCGTATGCATATCCTTCTACAGCAACCTGTTCACAACCAATTAACACTTCCATCGCCCAATCTGCAATACTTTGATATCGTTCTATCTCATGGTTAAACTCGTCAAAGTTTTCACCAATGATATTCGTACCAAAGTATGTGGCAAATTTCTTGGTGTTTGTTAGAAAATAAAAAGTGCAGTCCTTGAAGTTAAACTTCTTTCCATCTCCATTGTAAATGCAGATAGAAGGACCGCACAAAGAATAATCTACACCACCTATTAACATATAGTTATTTAGGTAGTGTAGACTACGCTGAAGAAATTATGTGTTTACCAAGTACGAATGCCAGGATTGTAATTGTACACATTCATGGGATACGGGATAGGTGCTGCGCCAGGAGTGCTTACGCAGCCTGGAGCATAATAAAAATTAGGGTATCCATAATACGCAGCACCATATCCCCATCCTCCCCAACCGTATCCGTAACCACCGTATCCCCCATTGATGATGGTTGCGTTGTTGGTTCCTTCAACTCCACCTACATTCAGATTTCCTGTAACATTAGGATTATATCCGTAGCCATTGCTCTTATTTACATAACGAACAATTGAACCATCGGGTTTATGAATCTCCGTGATAATGTCAGTCTGTTGAGGCTGACACGCACAAAGAGTAAAGAGGAAAAGAATAAGGATGGTAGTCAGAGTGTTCTTCATGCACTCATTATACCATCCTTATCTCAACTGTCAAGCGAAATTACTTATTCCAAGGCAATTTCTTATTGATCCAGTTCCACATTGGCGCACCGATGAGCGATCCTGCTACGAATACGGTGATGCTGTAGAAAACTGTTCCTAGAACACTTGAAAATACTAAATTAAAGTCTTCCATGTGATTCTCCTTTCAAAGTTATTTAGGTACATAAAAATACCCCCAAACTACTCGGGGGTACGGTTTCAACAGATTTAGTCTACACTTAACGACGACGACGAGAAGTCAATCCTGCAAGACCAAGAAGCGCAATTGCGCCTGGGGTAGGAGCAGACAATACAAATGCTCCTCCTGCGGTATTACCGATGAATGTTGGAAGTGGACGCCAATTTCCCCACTTGTTAGAACCATTATCATCAGTAAACCAAAAGTCTTGAACATTTTCCCCTTGCGACCAAACAAACTGATCGCCAGCAGCATCATTGAGTTGCGCTCCAATATTCATGAAGTAATTGCCAGCTGCAATCTGGAATGAAATAGGAACATAGAACTCGTACACTGGTTGACCAAAAAAATTGGTGTCTCCTGTAGCAGTAACTACAATGTTGGAGAGATCAATCTTCTGATTGGTCACTTCGGTTCTGAAGTTGGGATTCCAAACAATGATCTGAAAACAGTCGATGTTTGTCAAACCCTGATCATTGAATCCGTTCATGGAACCCCACCAACGGAGCGAGGATGTGGTGTATGCATCCTCAAGTTCAAAACCTTGCGCTCCGCTCTGTGCATAGGTGTATGCACCCTTTGAGTCAAAAGCATCGGAGTAGAAACCTACTGTATCTTGCACGGGATTATTGACGACAATAAAATCCGCGCTTGCAACTGTACCGACTCCGAAAGCGAGAACAGAAGCAAAACCCACATTAATCATTGACATTGTTGAATGTCTCCTTGTGATCAGTCCACCATTGAACTGATGACACTAGTGATTATACAAGGTCTATTGAGTTTGTCAACTCCCTCAAAGAAAAATCCCCCTTTCGGGGGATCTTCCAATCAACCAAAGTTGATTCCTCGTTCAATGTAATGTTCTTCCGATTCTTCAAATTCAAAATACTTCTTTGCAAAATTATATACTTTTTGCTTATCGAATTTGTTGCAAGAATAAACATCAAGTGTAATGAATCGCGTCGGTTCAAGTGAATGAATTTGAATACCAGATTCAATCAGTGGAATCCATCCACTAACTCCTGCTTTCTCGGGGAACATTTCTACACCATTTTGTGTTGGTGCATGAATCACAAATGGTTGACTCATTCGTGTCATTCCTATCTCATCAACCAACCGTTCCAAGAATCGGTAGTGGAGTTCCAGATCGTCTGCCGCTCCCACACGACACTTGTACATATCAAGTAAGTAAGAATATCCAAAGGGTTTCCTCATGTTAAATCTACAATCTCGCACTTATCACCAGTGCAACTAAAGGTTTGTGTTCCTGCTGTTCTATCTTCTTTCTCATAGTTCTTTAGCAAAGTCCAATCAACATTCTTAGGCATCTTTGCGGAAAGTGCCTCGTACTGCTCTTTGGTGCAGTCTTGATATGGTGCTTGCTTGTAACTGTGATCGGAGTGTGGTAGGAACGAAATACCACTAATCTCATCGAAATGCTTGTATACGAATGCTCCTACATCCATCCATTCATGTTCCTTTACGGTAATCGTAACAGATGGTTTATGTTCACACCATTCACGCTGATACTTCAACCACAGTTCAAGTTGTTGTATTGCAGTCATGTCATTACGAGTGACACAACCATCGGGTGACTTCATGGGGAACGAGAATACCATAGTATGATCGGGTTTCATTACACAAGGTTCCGCAGGGAATCCCATGTCGATCATCATTTGACAGAGTGGATCTTTACGATCTGCACGAACGGTACGAATATAATATTCATTATGTCTTGCATGAATACCCGATGCAGCATCAACAAGTTGTGATACTGTGCCTGATGGTTTGACGCAAGTAATCGAAGCAGCAGGATTGATACCAATCTTCTGTGCGTACTCTTTGTTCACAACAAAAGCACAATGACGAAGATCATTTAGCAATGCACTATTTGCTTCTCGCATTTCCTTATTGTCAGTAATACCTGTCAAAGATACACCAAGAAGTGCCTCTTCCTTACAATTCTTTTGCCATTCGGATGAAAGATATGGGAAGTTTGTAAGTGATGCTTGGAATGTTCCAAGAATTGCAGCAAGTCTTACCTTGCGCTGAAGTGATGCAAGATTATCATCAGGACGAACTACAACCTCAGTAAGATTGCAAAATTCGCGGTCGCGTAGAATAATTTCACTGCAAGGATTTGTACCGAACTCATAGGACGAGTCACGACGATCTCCAAGTTTGTTAACTGTTCGGCGACATGCATCACGATTGAAAATGCCGCGTTCTCCACTCTTTGATTTATAGAGGGAAACCCACTCATCCATGAACACTCCTATTTCGGGTTTTTCTTTGTATGCGACCGAATTATTGGCAAGAGCGCGTTGTGGATTGTCATTCCACCATGCTCCACTCTTTGCTTCTCGCATTCTTTCATCTGTGAGATTACTAAGCGATATAAGAGCAGATCTGCGGACACCTCCGACAACGACAATCTCCGCAATCTTACAGATAATGTCGTGACATTCGATGGAAGTGAGTTTGCGTCCAGCAGCTTTCTTAAAAGTTTCAATCGTGAACCTAAACAGATCATCCAACGGCGCGGGTCCCGATGCTCGACCTCCAAATGTCTTAAGTCTTGCGCCAGCAGGACGAACCTTACTGATGTCCCATTGCGGCACTTGCCCTCCAATAAGTAGGGAAACAAGTTCTTTGTAAGCCTTTGCCCAACCAGCCTTAGAATCCTGTACGACGATTGTAGTGTCTGAAGGAGTGAACTGCTCTGCAATTGTGGGGAGTTTTTCAACATATTGCCTTTCTACGCTGAAACCGACGCCAGTGCCACACATCAATATGTAGAGAATTTCATCAAATGCACGGACACGATTTACTGCAACATACGAGCAATTATACCCTGCCGTGTTATCTCTTTCAAGTGCTTCTCCTGCGGTCATTAATGCTCGCATGGAAGGCATGATTTCCAAATTGAGTACTGCGTCAAAGAGTTCTTTCTCTAATACAGGATCTAATTCATAATTTTGATTTTCTTTTAAATGATTACGGAAGAAATTAAAGTAGCGACCTACTGTTTCGTTCCATGTTTCGCGTCTGTTTTCACTTTCAATCCACCTTGAGTATCGACTAAGGTGAATGAAATCCTGATAGAGTGTTGGTAAACTCATATAATAAAACTCCTATGATGTTGTGCTTAATTTAGATGGTAGGATATTTATACCACAACCTAGTTGGCATGTCAAGTTTCTTTTAAAAACTTCCGCCGTCAAGATTGGTGGTTCCCCCACCAGAAATGTCAATATTAACATTTATACCATCAGAGGAAACCGAAGAAATGCCTGTGCCTGTAAAATTAATACTTTTTACAGCAGATGCAACTTTTACACCTTCATGACGAATTGCAACATTACCTCCACCACCACCCTGAGCAGTATGTTTAGTAACACCACCAATTAATTCTTGAAAAAACTTTTGTTCTACACTTAAAGTTTTATCTTCAAGTTTGAGCGGATAAACAGCGGTGGCAACTCCAACCTCTCCATGATCTCCCTTTTCTCCTTGAGGACCTGGTTCTCCCTTATCACCATTTAAACCAGAAAGACCAGGAATTCCTTGCGGTCCTTGTTCACCTATAGGACCGCGTTCACCATTTGCTCCTACTGGGCCTGCTGGTCCAATTGGACCTGGAATACCTTGAATTCCTTGTGGACCTGGTTCCCCTTGTTCACCTTTTGGACCTTGAGGTCCAATTGGTCCTTGTTCACCATTTAATCCTGCTGGTCCTTGTATTCCTTCAATACCTTGAAGTCCTTGTGGGCCAGGTTCTCCTCGTTCCCCACGATCTCCTTTAGCACCCGTTTCTCCACGGGATCCTTCTGGTCCGATTGGGCCTGGTTCTCCGCGTTCGCCGCGCTCTCCCACATCCCCCTTATCTCCCTTGTCGCCTCTCTCACCCTTTGGGCCTGCTGCGCCAACTGGGCCAATAAGTCCTTGTAATCCTCGTTCTCCGCGTTCACCTTTTTCTCCTTGTTCTACAATAACCCTCTCCACTATAACACGCTCGGAAACAGGGTAGGCTTGATTGGCCTGGGGTTTCTCTTGCTCTGTTAGACTCGGAGGGGTTGCTAGGGGTATAAGTTCAAATAATTCATCTATTATGCGTGGGCCAGCATGGAGACAGATCTTATTATTATTTTGATCACGGAGTCCATACTCGCCAATACCACCTAAAAAAATGGGATCGCATTCTTCGTCAATAGGAATTAATGTAAAAAAGTCACCTTTATTATAACCTTGAAAATCCTGTATTAGTTTAAATTGATTTCCAACAGAATAACGGCCAGAACTTAACTTTGCTGGCCGTATTTCTGATTCTTTAAGGTAATTCTTAAACTTATTCATCTATGATATTTATTCAAACAATGCAGCCCATGAATCTGGGAACAGAGGAGAAATAATATCGCCCATTGCTTTTGCGTATTGCTGAACTTCCCACTGAGCATGAGGATCAAGTCTTTGCTTACAGACTCTAGCATACGCTGCAAGGGAACCTGTCCAATACCATTCCGTATATGTTCCTTGAGGTAAAACAAATCGTGCTTGCTCGGGAGCAATACCCTTACCCAACAGAGTATTGTAGGTGTCTAACGCCATCTTTGCTGCCATCGTATAAGCAATGTGGGCATTATTTCCATCATCACTTCCAATCTCTACAAACCCATCGGAACCTTGCTTTGCACCATTGGTGGGTGCGGTTCTCCAACGAGGAATGTATACATCAGGAACATCATCAACATACCGACGAGAAACTTCATTTTCTACAAATCCAACTTTGTGTTTAAAAAGTTGGGTACGAATAGAAATTGGCGCTTTAATTCGTAGAGTAATTTGCGGGTGAGCAAATGGCGTCCAATGCTTGTGTTTTGCCAAGTATTTGATAAGTTTCTTGTCTTTATCTGACAAAACATTCTTCCATGCTTCTGCGGTTTCTACATGCTCGTATTGACTTTCTTTTGCAAAGGAAACTCGGGCGGCATTTACAACCATGAGATCATTTCCCATGTAATCAACTAAATGTACATGTCCCTTATCAAGAACACTAATTTCATAGGGTTCATCAATTTTAAACATTATCCTGTTCCTCCATGCAACGAAGGTAGTATTGATACACATCAGATTCTTCACCAAGATTAGTTAGTAGAAGATCTGTGCATTGCTTTTGAAAGTCTTTATTCTTCATGCATCGAACACAAATATTGGCATAGTTCAACCAATCTTCATCATCAAATTCTGCAAATGTAAACTTATGATTGCATTGCATGAATATATTCAGATCTCCTTCATATCCAAAAGGATCCTCTGGTATAGTTCCTGCATGTTCCAACCACTTTTGCATTATCTTTGCTGTTGGTAGTTTACTATTGTCGGTAACAAACTGAGTATATTCGTCCGCAGTTTCTTCCAAATCGGTTACAAGTTCTTTAATAAAGATAGTTTGAGAAAGAGTAGTGGTTAAAATGTGTTCAGTAGATTTATCCGTACTATAATTAAATGATACATTTCCGCTCTTTGCAAAGTCCTTAGCGTAATCAACTGCTCGCTCCCAAAGATCGGGATCCATTTGTTTAATATAATCGGAAAAGAGGGTATTGAACTCCATAACTGCTTGGAGTACATTTTGTTCGTAATTTTCGTAATCTTCGGGTTTCATACTTTCTTCCATTGATTAAGTTTAAGTTTTGCTTCAAGACCATTACAAGAATTTTCCTGCATGGTCCTACTGATTTCGATAGGAGACATTCCTGCAAGAACCATATCATTAATATCTTTTTCTTTGATCGAATCTGGCCAAATAACAATGTCTCGCTTTGCTTCGATCAACTTCTTCATCTGATCAATTACCGCTTCATTTCGCGGTTCGTTGTCAACTGCAAATATGATTTTCTTACCTCTGATTGCTTTTGGGATGCATCCTGTATTGTTGATGCCAACCATAGCAACGCAATTAGGAAGAAACAGAGAGTCCAACGGGCCTTCAACAACAAGTATTGTTTCTGTTTCAAACTTCTGTTCGAGCCCGTACCATAATCTTTCAACATCTTTGTCCAACTTTATTGTAATATAACGCAAATGATGATCCTCAAGGGTTCGTCCTTGAACACCTATCAGTCCACCCTTCGCATTGAAGATAGGAATGATAAGTCGCTTATCCTTTGGTACACTGGTTGCAGTCGGATCTATTTCTTTTAACCAAGCATCAAAGTTTTCGACATAGTACAAACGAGAGTATGCAGATTCAGGAATCTTTCTACCTCTCACATATGTTACACACATATGATTTTCATCAAGAGTATCAAGTCTAGAAGCAGTACCCATGTCCTTACGGAATACTGGTTTCTCAAACTTAAACTGGGGTTTGGTATAGTTAGAATGTCCTGTTTCTCCTTCTTTCCAACGATCTAGCGAATATTGCTTACAAAGGGAAGGAGAAACAATTTCTAAAAATCTATACAGGGTATGAGAAGCACCACAATTGTGACAACAGAAGAACATATCATTCTTCTTTGCAAAAAGATATCCGCGAGCCTTTGACTTGCTCTTGTCGGAGTCGCCACAAATTGGGCAACGAAAATTGGCAAGGTTGTCTTTCTTCCACTTGAACTTGTCAAGCATAGGGGACACCATGCCAATAAACTTTTTGTCAATTATTAGTGACATTCTTTGGTGCAAGTCCTGTCATTGTGCGATTCCACCATTCTTCCCACTCAGGAAGATCCTCGTCACGGACGAAAGGTAGAGCAGCGTGTCGCTGATCATAGGTGCGTGTATCATTTTCACGAATAGACTGAACTTGCTTGTAAACGATATCTTCACTCTTCTTCATTGTTTATTTTCCATGAACTAACTTGTTGACGATAAGAGTCTTTGCTCTTCTTGAATTTGGAATCGAACCCTTCGACTCCTACATCGTCTTCATTTCCTGTACCAACCAATCCACTCTGTGCGGATTCCTCTACATCGTAGAGTTTCATCTTGGAGCGATTGATTCCGACTACGAATTTACGCTTCGTAGCAAGATCATTATAGCGGTTCTTCAACTGCTTGACAAGTATGTGTCCCTGTTTATCTAGATCCTCATTTGACATAATTGCAAACATGAAGTCCGCAGTAGCAGGCAATCCGAATGATTCAGAAGTATCTTCAAGATTAACATCTGAACTGGAGTAACCTGTACGATTCGTTTGTGTTGCAGTAAAGATAGGTACATTCTTTTCTACTGCAAGTCCACGCAATTCTTCTGCAATTGCTTTGATGTAGGTATATGAGTTTACACTTCCGTTGTTCTTGTAGCGAGAAGATGCACAAATGTTTAGATAATCAATAAAGATAATATCTGGAACAAACTTTCTCTTCAATTGAAGTTCATCAATAAGATAACGGAAATGATTTGCACTCGCAGATGCAGTAGGATATTCCTTGATGATCAACTTACCCTTGATACGATTTGTAAGTCTATTCAACTTCGCTTCGTATGCTTGCTTGGGAAGTTCCTTCAGATCATCAAGAGTAGTATCCATCAAGTTGGCATCAATGCGCTCTGCAATTCTCTCTTCTGCCATTTCACAAGTAATGTAAAGTACATTCTTGTTTTGTGCAAGACAGTTTGCAGCATGATGACACATGAACAATGACTTACCAACACCAGTACCCGCAAGAATAACATTCAATGTTTTTTGTGGAGTACCACCAGTTGTAATATCATTGAAGTACTGAAGATCGAACGGAATACGATGCTCTATCTTGTGATAGAAGTCATATCGCTTCTCACCATCTTCAAGATAATCATGTCCTACATGGGTATCAAAGGAAACTGCCAATGCTTGAGAAAGAATATCTGGCAAAGCAGTTGTAGTCTTTGACTTTGATTTACCTTCAATGATATGAATGGATTCTAAAATTGCATTATAGATTGCCTTGTCTTGACAAAACTTTTCTGTCTTGTCGATCAACCATTCTTCATCCTGTACAGATACAGAAGTAAAATCCTTCAGTCTCTCACCAAGTTCATCGAACTCTTTTTGAGTTAGTTCATTACTGTTCTGTAAATCAATAGTAATTGCATCAACAGAAGGAGATGCATTGTACTTGGTGATGTATTCACGAACAGTTTTAAACAGTAGTTTTTCGGACTTGGTTTGGAAGTATTCTTCCTTGAGAAAGGGGATAACCCTTCTCATGTACGATTCGTTGTCCAACAGATTCTTGAAGATGATATCTTCTAACGAACTCATTCTGCTCCTTTAACCTCGTCTTGGCCATAGCAAAATTCTTTTGCAGATGCCTTGTCTAGTTTTTCCATTACTTCTTTAGTAAAGTACTTCTCGGGATTCTCAATGATATTCTTTTCAAAACATGTAGAACCATCGGGAAGTTCGATACGAGTTGACACCTTCTTGAATATACCATGTTCTAACGCAAGGTCAACTAAACCGTAGTAACGATCTAGTCCACTATCGTATCGAACGAGAACATCCACTACTTTATTCTCTTTGGTAAATCTTGCTTTATACAACTTGCAATGAATAATGTTACCAATTACATCACCTTCGCTGTTCTTTTCTTTCTTCTTAGAAAGATAAATGATAGTTGATGCTGCATACTTAAGACCAGATCCACCACCCATTTCCTTCGTTGGGACATAAGCACCAACAACATCATATGTGTGATTTGTCATAAGCATTGGGATCTTTGCAACACCCAACTTGATAGTAAGAACACGGAATGTTGACTTCACTACTTGTGCGCGAGTCATATCACGAACATTCTTACCTTCTGCGGTATCGTTCATTTCCTTCTCGGTTGACAACATTCCAAGAGAGTCAAGAACAATAAACATAGGTTTGCGTTCAGATTCCTTCATCTCCAAGCACTTGTCTACGATGGTGATTGCTTGTCTGCGGAA